GAATGATGAAAAAGACGTAGCCCAGGAAGAACAACAATCTTCAGGTCTAATGGCCGAAGAAGCTGGGAATATAGAAAGCGAGGTAGCCAATGAAGAAGAAGGAATCTCTCACATCCAAAATGAAGAAACTGGAGCAGAGGCAGAACTTGCAGAAGGCGAAGTCTATGAAAGGCCTGACTGGTTTCCTGAAAAGTTTTGGGATGAAACAGAAGGTCCAAACATTGAAAATATGGCTAAAAGCATTAGTCACCTGGAAAAGAAATTAGGCGAGACAGCCCCTGATAAGTATGATTTATCTGAAATTTCTGTTGATCCTGATGATGCAGTTATCCAGGCCGTCTTGGAGTTTGGTAAAGAAAAACAATTATCCAACAAATCTGTTACCGGTTTAATTAATAAAGTTATAGAAATTACTGGTGGTATAGAGCAAGAAGAAGAAATAAATATATCTCAGGAAAAAGAAAAGCTTGGTGTTAATGCTACTGAAATAATTCAGTCTAATATTAACTGGAGTAAAAAACTTGTTGCAGATGGTGTATTGACTCAAACTGATTACCAAGAGTTAGAGGTCCTGGGTGGTACTGCCGAAGGTCAAAGAGTGATGCAAAAACTTAGAGGTCTTATCAATGGCAAGCAAGAGATACCAACTGTATCATTACCTGGTGATATGCCTGATAAAACTGAACTCCAGGCTATGGTAGCTGATCCTAAATATCAATCTGATCCGGTTTATAGAAAGAAAGTTGAGCGAGCTTTCGAGCAAGCTTATGGTTAAATTTACTGTATAAGAACTAGATATGTATTCTAGGGTTTACAAACTACTATATCTTGGTGTATCGTCTAATTAGATCGATAACTCTCGTCAGCCGATCATGCTTTAGTAAAGAGTTTAGGTCGGATTTTCCGGTAACCAAAACGATGTAATAATTTAACTATGGAGAAGTCTTAATGGCTACAACTTTAAGTCCAGCGTTTGTAACGCTGTTTGAAGCTGAGGTTCATCAAGCTTATCAGGCATCTGCCACTCTAAGAAATGTTGCTCGTATGAGAACTGGAGTGGAAGGTAGTACTGCTAAGTTTCCGATCTTGGCTAAAGGATCAGCTTCTGTAAGAACACCTTCTACAGATGTTGTTCCATTAAATGGTACATTTTCAAGTGTAACTGCAACTCTTACTGATTATGTTGCTTCTGAGTATTCAGACATTTTTAATCAGGCAAAAATCAACTTTGATGAAAGACAAGAGCTTGCCAAGTTAGTTGGAAATGCAATAGGTAGAAGAGAAGATCAAATCATTATTGATGCATTAATAGCTGGGTCTGCCGGTACTACAGTGGCTAATACTGTGGTGACTTCAGGTTCTGCCAGTGCTTCAGATTTGAATGTAGGAAAAATCATCGCAACGAAAAAAGGAATGGATGCTAAGTCAGTACCACCTACAGATCGTCACATGATTATTCATGCTAACTCACTAGCATCATTGCTTGGCGATGAAAGAGCGATATCAGCAGATTTTGCTCAAGTCCAGGCTTTAGTCAGAGGTGAAGTAAACTCATTTATGGGTTTCACTATTCACATGATTGGTGATCGTGATGAAGGTGGACTTCCAAAAGATGGGTCTAATGACAGAACATGTTTAGCATTCCATAGAGATGCTATCGGTTGTGCCGTTGGTATCGCACCAAAGACAGAGGTCAACTACATTCCTGAGAAAACTTCCTTCTTAGTAACAGCAATGTATTCAGCCGGAGCAATCGTAATAGATGCGAATGGTCTTGTTGATGTAACTTGTAGGGAGAGTTAATCATGGCATTTAGTAGAACTGGTATGAACCCAATAGGTGGTCAATCCAAAAAAGGAGTAGCCCCTCAAATGTGGACTTATACATCAGCCGATTCAATAGCTACTGTAAACACAGCCGGTTATTTCAATGATATGTCTGATGATTTGTCTGTAGGTGATGTTATCTTTGTACATGACAGTGGTACACCAACAATGAGTATTGTTATGGTTGCATCTAATGCATCCGGTGTTGTTGATGTTACAGATGGCACTACAGTGGCTATGACAGATAGCGACTAAAAACTAAAAGGCGAGGATATGGCTGAAGGTGATACTGACGTAAGCATTTGTTCACAAGCTCTCCTTCTACTTGGAGCAAATCAAATCACTTCCTTTGCAGATGGCACTGCCCCTAGCTCTATCTGCTCAGTGCTGTATCCTCGTGTTAAAGCTCAGACCCTGGGAATGTATCCCTGGTCTTTTACTTTGACGAAACAACAAATAGGCCGTCTAACGACAGCACCAACAAACGTATATTTGTATGCTTATCAATTACCCTCAGATATGTTCAATGGTGTTCCCAGGGCTGTCTATGCTTCTTTATCAACTGGCACATTACCTAAGATAACCGAATATGAAATCCAGGGTGATCAGTTATTTACAAATCAAACAACAATAGTATTAGATTATCAAAGGCTGGTATCTGAAGTTGATTTGCCTTCATATTTTGTACAAATGCTTGTTTATCAAATGGCCTGGCATTTAGCCGAGCCGGTTACAGATCAAACGACTAAGAGTGATTATTGGAGAACGATAGCACTTGGAACACCTTCTGAGAATATGAGAGGTGGATATTTTAGACAAGCAATTAACATAGATGGGGCTGGGCAATCAAAAACAGTTATAGCTGACTACCTACTAACGGATGTTAGATAATGACCAGGGTTACTCAGTATCAGTCAAACTTTACTGTAGGTGAGATTGATCCTCTTCTGCATGCAAGAATAGATATAACACAATATGCATCAGCTTTAGAAAAAGCACAGAACGTAGTCGTACTGCCCCAGGGTGGTTTTGAAAGACGGCCTGGTCTTAGATTTATGCTGGATATTTCATCTCACTTGGGTGGATCATTTACAACATTAGATGGTATTAGACTTATACCTTTTGAATTCTCAACGACACAATCTTATATGTTAGCTTTTGTTAAAAACACGACAAGCAATACCAGGATGTTTGTTTTTGCCAATGGTCAGCAAATCACCAATATAAATGGATCAGGTAACGATTTCTTAGTTTGTGCCTTGGGTGATGTTGATCTTGATAGATTATATTTTACTCAAAGTGCAGATACATTAATCCTGGTTCATGAGGATATGTCTCCTAAGTCTATTGTTAGAGGTGGCAGTAATTCGACCTGGACCTTTGCAACTATATCCCTCACCTCACCTAAACATGCCTTTTCAACATCTTCAAGTAATCCTTCAGCTACGATTACTCCGGATGCCGTAGATGGTACAGTTAATTTAACAGCATCTACTGGAGTATTTTCTTCAGGCAATGTTGATCAGTATATAAATGTTTTAAATGGTTTTGGTAGGGCCAGGGTTGTTGAATTTACATCATCAACTGTCATAAAGGTTGTTACTGAGTTTCCTTTCTTTGAAGCAGATGTTGCGATAGCTTCCGGTGCTTGGGAATTAGAAACTGGATACGAAGATGTGTTTTCCAGCACTAGAGGGTTTCCAAGAACATGTACATTCCATGAAGGAAGATTATTTTTTGGGGGTACAAAGTCTTTACCCAATGCATTGTTTGGATCAAAGATAGGTGACTTCTTTAAATTTAAAACACATGAAGCCCTGGCTGATGATGCATTGTTTGTATCCATAGCCACTGATAGTGTGAATGCTATAACAGCTATGAGATCAGGAAGAGACTTGCAGATATTTACAACTGATGCTGAGTTCTTTGTTCCCCAGGCTGATCTTGATCCTATTACACCATCTAACCTGGTTATTAAGAATGCGACAAGACGAGGGTCAAAAGAAGGTATAAAGCCAGTATCGGCTGAAGGTGGTACATTATTCATACAGCGTGAAGGTAAAGCCCTTAGAGAGTTTTTATTTAGTGATGTTGATCTAAACTACCAGGCTAATAATATCTCACTGCTATCATCTCATTTATTAAAGACACCCAGGTCAATGGCCTTGAGGGTTGCTACCTCTACTGATGATGGTGACTTGCTTTTAATTACAAATGATCTTGATGGTACAATGGCTGTGTTTTCTATTCTTAGATCACAAAATGTGGTTGCTCCTTCAGAGTTCATCACAGATGGTAAGTTTTTAGACGTAGCCGTTGATATTACTGACATTTATGTAGTTACAGAAAGAACAATCAATAGTGCAACAAAACGATATGTTGAGATGTTTGATGATCAAAGAACGACAGATGCCAACATACAATACTTTTCAGGAGCTACAGCACCGGACCAGGCAAAACCAAGTAATACTACATGTTCTAGTCTATCACACCTGGAAGCTAAAACTGTAGATGTTGTAAGAGATAATTTTGTTTTGACTGATAAGACTGTAGCTAGTGGAGCTATAACAATAGATGCTGTACCTACAACATTTGTTGAGGTTGGCCTTCCCTATTCTGTAGAAGTTAAAACATTGCCGGCAGAACCTAAACTTCCATCAGGTGTAGTTGTTAGCCGTAAACGTAGAATATTAGAAGCCACACCGGTTTTAGATAGAACACAAAATATTACAGTCAATGGTTTTGAAGTGGCCCTGGAAACTTTACCCTTCACAATGGGATCAGTGCCAACGACATTTACTGGCAGAAAAAGAGTTGCTCCCCTTTTGGGATACAGTGATACAGCACAACTTACATTTACACAGACACAACCTCTATTCGCTACTGTATTAGGAGTAGAATACAAACTTAGTACTGGACAATGATATGGCCTTTATGATCCCAATTATAGCATCAGCATCGACAGCCACATTAATATCTACTGGAATAGCCGTTGCAACTGCATATTCCCAGGTTAAGCAAGGTGAAGCGACTAAAAAAGCATATTACTCTCAGGCTGAATACAAAAGGCTAGAAGGTCGAGTAGAAGCTGTCAAAGCAAAAGAGGAAGGTATAAAAGCATTAGAAGCTACACGAAAGGCTCTTGCTTCTGTAAACGCTTCTGCCAGGGCTGGTGGATTAGAACCTACTATAGGAACTCCAGTTGATATTGGAACATTCAATGTTATTAAACCTGGTACAACTGATTTCTTTACAGCAAGAGACAATGCAAAGTTAGCCCTTAGTTCGGCAAATGCTCAAGCTGAAGATTTACGCTTTGCCGGCAGACAAGCAAAGAAACAAGGATATATAAGTGCATTGGGAACATTAGGCAGTAGTTTTGCGACTATGGCCGGCACTGGTGGTCCAACACCATCACAGCCTAATTATGGTTTTAGGCCATCACAACAAGGTATTTATTAATGGCTAGAACTAGATATCCTACATTAGCATCTAGATTACAGTTATCTAATATAAGAGGTCCTTCAGGTATCGGAGCAAGAGAAGCATCTAGAACGTCTGATATACTGCAAAGGGAACTCAATAAAATGAGTGACTTCTTTACAAAAAGGGCCGTAGCCCAGGCTGAAATAGAAGGTGCTGAGTTCGGAGCTAAGAATGCTATTACAGAAAAACAATTACGAGATGGTAGTTTATCAGGTGAAGAATTAGAAAACCAGCTAGGCGATACTAATACTGTCTTTGGTAGAGCCAGCCGTAAGGCACAATTATCAATCCTGGAAACAGAATTAGAATTATCAGCAAGAAAACAAATCAGTGAGATTATGACTAATGCTGTTACTAATGATGTCGATGCTGACACATTGTCAGATGATCTTGATAGTGTAACCCTGGCATATTCTAAGCTTGCCTTTGATGCATCCCCTATTGTAGCTCGAAGACTTACAGCTAGTCTTAATACAGTCTCATCATCCAAGTATCATGAGTATGCAGTAAAGAAGGCTAATGA